CTCAAAGAGGGAGTCTCAAAGAGGGAGTCTCAAAGAGGGAGTCTCAAAGAGGGAGTCTCAAAGAGGGAGTCTCAAAGAGGGAGTCTCAACGGGGGGAGTCTCAACGGGGGGAGTCTCAAAGAAGAAGCAGCCAAAAATAGAGGCTGAGAAGAGACCTCTTCACCAAATCTATAGCAGCCCTGTACAGAACAAAAGAAAGCAAATTAACACAAGGAATAAAAATTGAAATGTTCTCAAAAACAAATAATTAATTTACAAAATGAAACCTACAACAACACTTTTACAAGCCTTGTCTCTTCGTGACACTGTCTTTAATGTAAGAAATTTAATTGGCACAAGGGCTGTGGTGTCATCTGTGCTGAATCAAATAAACAGCGAAATAATAGGAGAAAATCTTATATTATCGGAATTGTCGAATAACACACATCATTACTTAGAGGATACAATGTATTTTATTTTGTTCTCCTTTTCGTTATATTTGGAATACAAGTATTTTACAAATCTGGAAAAAAAGTGGTCGGGAGTCGCAGAATACAACAGCATCCAAGATAAAACCAAGACAATCTTATTTATAATAATATCGGTCTTCACAAGGAATGTAGAACACGCCTCCTGAATAAAAACTACGAGAAAAAATATAATAAAAGAATAAATACAATACAATATAGTCAAAATGAAGTTATCGAAGCTATACGTAATCACAAGATTTTTTTCTGTCACGCGTCCGTTGTTAATACCAAATAAAATATGTAGAGACTGCAAATATTTTATTGGAGACGAACTAGAGTGCGGAAAATTCGGCGACACCAACATAATAACAGGCAAGGTAATATACCCTTACGCAAAAACGATGAGAGAAGACGAAAAGGCATGTGGTAAGGCAGCGATACATTTCGAAGAAAATAAATTTAAAATAATCACTGTCCCTTATTATTTGACAAGAGAATATTTTCCTTTACCGATATTGGGTTTCGCCTTTACTGTATACGTATTCGCGGGATCATATTTCCTATCACATAAATAATAATAAAAACACCGCCTTATGGCGCTCTCAAAATAATCATCTTTACGTGACGTAGTCGTATAGGAGTAACGTGCAAAATAACCTTCGGATATTTAGAACGCCAATAATAAATCATTTTTTCCGAATACGATATTAGGTTCTCAAAAACCAGAAAATAATTTTCCCAATCCTCCTCCAGATTCTCTGTCCTTTCCTCGAAAACAAAATAATCAATCGTATCTTTCAAATAATGCTGCATGTCCAACAACTCCATCATCATAGAATCGATTTCGTCTTGGGGTAGATCATCAGCCATAGATTCATCTATCAAATGCATAATCTCTATTGTCTCATTACATATCAACTTCACGTTTAACCAATATTTTATCATTCCGGAAACCACCTTTATTGGCGGACATTGGATCATTTTCGCCAAAGGATGGGTTGGTCGAAAGGTCAAGATTTTGTTGACCAGCTCTAGCGGACATTTTTCCCAACAGGAATTCATGATTTATAATCTTCATTAAATGCAAAATAAGATATCAATTTTTATTTCGTTTCTATAACAAAATAAAAACCGAGCCATAAAAAATAAGACAACTAACAGATGAATCGTTTTTTCACAAAATACGGCGTCGTTACTTTATACCACAACGAAATATATATAGGAAATGAATTTAAAGAAGGCCGCTACTGGGATGAAGACACGTTATTAAAACTGAAAGAATACATTGATCCTGATCGAAACATTTTAGAAATAGGCGCTCATTGCGGTACCTCATCTCTCATTTACTCCCATTTTCTAAACCAAGACAAAAAATTATTCGCGTACGAACCACAAAAAAACATCTACGATTTGTTAGTTTTCAATATTAATCAGAATAATTTACAGGACAAAATCATTCCAATAAATAAAGGGATTTTTTGTTTCACAGGAAAAGGCCAGATGAATGACACGGATCTGGATGGAGGAGGCGGATTAGTAAAAAAAAGATATACAGAAGAAGGCAATCAAAGTTGTAATTTTGGAGGAATAGGATTAGGCGATAAAGGTGAAACAATCCAACTGACAACAATGGATGAATTGACAATAGAAGACATAGGTTTTATTCATTGCGATGCCCAAGGAGCGGAGAATTTCATTTTTTCAAAGGGGATCGAAACCATAAAAAAACATCGACCAATTATTTTTTACGAAAACAACGAGACTTACGGACAAATATTTTACAACACGGTAGCAAATTCATACCCACAATACGAAAAAGAGAGCAAATTTGATGTAAAAAAATATTGCATGGAAACATTAAACTACACGAAATGCATAGACCGATTTAATGGAGGAATAGATAATTTATTACTACCTTAGGTTTCTCGCAATAAAAAAAACAGTTGTTACATAATTTAATTGACAGAAAAGCGAAACTATCTACTCCTACCTACCATTCCTCGTCATCACTTTCAGCCTCCCAGTTCATCTGAGACGCCTTCAGCCTGACAGTGACGTTGGCCGGTGGAGGATCCGCGGACACCTTCTCGTCCTCTTCATCAGAGGAGACGCCGTCAGACAGATCAGCAAAACGACCACGCGAAGCCGGAACAACCTTCACCTTCAACTTGACTGTGTCGTCCAGCGACTTGACGGCATCACGCGACTTCACAACCACCTTGACCACCTCCTTCTTACCGGGACATGACCCGGCAAAATGCCCAAGGCCATCACACTTCCAACACTTGTTAGACTTGAGTGTGGGGCAGCAGACCAGCCCCTTGACGTCACGCACATTGTGGCTGTTGTATGCTGACATTGGAAGACCCGCGTCCTTGCAGACCTTGCAATGCGCAGCTCCACCATTCCTCTCCTGAAAGAACTTGGAAGGAGCGACACGGCGGGACATGTTGTTGTTGATTTGGTGACGATGCGGTGCAATATTACCAACACTATAAATCAAAAAAAGGAATCAATTTTTCCAAAATTCGAGAACTTCTTTCTAGAAAGGAACCAACCAAGAACCCCCCGCAACCCTCCCCTCCCCTCCCTTTCCATTATAATTTTTCTAATTCAAAATACGCACGAAGTGAGCATAAAAAATCAATAAAATTGAAATACTTTTTCACCGTCATTTAGGTATGAATATAATATAACAAAATTTTGAACCATGTGTGATAAGAAATTATTGACGCAGGGAGTTATGAATTTCTTTTTTAAAAAAGAAGAAGGTAGGTGTTTGAGTAATTTTTGGGGATGTGTTATTAGAATAGAAGATGGAGGGGAGCTAAGAGAGTATAATAGTGGGGAAAGTTGTTTTCATGGAGAAAAGTTTATTAGAATAGGTAAATTATGTGAAGACGAAAACAGAAGAAGATATTTGTTGGAGTATGGTAGTAGATTTTTAAGAGGAGTATGTGAACAAGATGGAGGAGCAGTGAAAAAAATGGGGAGGAAGTTTATTTTGAGTAAAGAGGAGTTGGAGTTATGGTATAGGTTGAGTATAAATGTACAAATTGAGATATGTAAATATAAATATGATAACTATGAAGAAGTAAGAGAAGAATTAGTGAAAAGTAAAGGGAAAGTATTAATACATCCTGCTATGAGGTGCAGTGAAGAAAAAGTAAAAAGTAGGCTTTGGGAAGGAAAGGGGGTTGTAGTTAATGGAAATATAGAGGTGATTGGTAAGAGTATGCTGGGGAATTTGTGGATGAAAATGAGAGATGAAAAATAGAGATAAAAAAGGAATAAGTCGCAGGTTTTCTGCCAATTAAAAATAAAAAATTGAAATAAATAATTTATCTATTTCAATCAACAAATCACCCTCCCCCGAATAAAAATGTCGTATACTCTCGCTGAAAACTGGAAGACGATTCTTAATGATGTAAGAGAAGAGCGTCTGGTAAGTCAGAACCAGTCAATAATCTGGAAATCAGATACAAAACACGGCGTAGAAGAAGGATCGGTTTCAAGAGACATTCTGTCCTTTATTAGTAGACAGGAGAATCAAACAGCGACAAAAATCCAAATAGTCAATGGTCTTCCAACTGCTTTTGCTGAAACAGCGAGTAAAACCAAACTTGGTAATCTAAAAGACTACATGAGAGAGATAAAGAAGATGGGATTGATCACAGAAAACGATCATTAAAAATTGATTCGAAACGTTCCATGTAATTCACCAAACACACATCTTATAAATGAACAAAAAATACATGCTATGTATTCCTAGATTAGAGAACGTAATCACCAAGGAATATATAATCGATTCCTTCAATAAGTTGAAAGTAGGACGTATCGAGAGGATTAACGAAATTCCTCTCCGCAATGATAATAATTATAAACGTATTATTATAAAGATGAAATGGGCACAGACCGAAAACGCCAAATTAATGATCGACAAATTGTCTAACAACGAGACGGTAAAAGTAGTACACGACTTTCCTTGGTATTGGAAAGTCGTATTAAAGACAACACCGACCTAAAGAGAAAAATAACGCCGTAACAAAGGATGAATATCGGAAACCGTTATTTTTTTATGCCTACCAAAAAACCCACCATTTTCGGTACCAATTTTTATCTCTTTTGAAAACAACTCATCCACGTGCTGATAGACATTAACGAATTCTAATAACTCGTCCTTTATTTTCTCTTTAATTTCGTATAAAAAGAAAAGCCGATCCTTTTCTTTGGTCGGATCTAAAGAGAGTGTATCTTCGTTGCCGTTTTTCCATTTATGTAAAATATATCCGATTTCGTTTTTCACATCCTTAAATTTATAAATTAAAACCCGGCGATATGCTTCCATTTTTTTGATCAATGAAAAGATATTCGTGTTACAAATAATAGGAAAAAGTTGCACAATTTCTTCAGGAATGAGAACATTATACATATCTTTTAATTCATTCATACTAATTTCTACCTCATTCAATTTGGCCAAAACCAGGGCATTTTTTTCAGAAGAGTCCTTAATATACGCAATTTTATTAGAAGCCATATCTAACATCATTTCCAATCGGTCATATTGATTCGCCAATAAGTAATAATTTTCTGCTCTGGATTCGTATTTCATATAATTCATTAATGAAACAAAAAAAGTAATGATAACATTCAACGCAGAAATAAAGGCGCCGCTCCATGAATAAGTTTGAATCATCGGCGCAAAAACCGCCATAGCCGCCGAAAAAAACAGAACAGGTATCATCAACATATACATTTTTTTTTGAGTAACAAATGTAGATCGCATAAATAAAGCCTTTTGTCCTTTCATATAAGTAATAAGAACGTCTAATTTGTCATAATATTTACTATCTGATTGATAATATTTAACCAAAGATTGCTCTATTTGCACCATACTTTTTTTGACAAACTGATCTTGAACTTGATTACGAATACGATCTTTACGTATAATACGTAGTTCTTCGTCGTTACTATCACTATCCGAAGATCCATTTTCTGATATTGTTAGGGGACTACCACCCCGGACCTGTATATTTTTCGCATTGGTTGAAAAAGAAACCTCTTCTTCATTTTCTTGTAAAGAAATCGGGTGCAATTCGTTTGGCAAATTTTCTATGCGAATCGAAACTTCGTCCATGTACTTTTTGAGGAGAAAATCGAGAACCAAAAAAAATTGAATCTCAACGCCTTCCATAATCGGAAAAAAAAATGGAAACAAAACCCACCCCCCGACGCTTTATAGAAGAGTATCGCTCTCAATTAAAAAAATACATAATTACTTCTAGATTTACAACAGCAACATGGAGTGAAAATCAGGCATTCCGTGAAAAGCAGAAAAACATAGGATGTATTTATTGCACACCTGAACTGATTGCAGCAAACATACCTTTAGATGTAATTTTATTCGTATTAGAGATGAACAATGATACCAATAAAATAATAGGGGTAGGAATGGTACGTAATCATGCGTATAGTGGAATTTATAACGTTTACGCGGACGGAAACTACAATCGATATGTTTACGTAGGAAAAACCCGAATTCACCGGAGCGAATTCAAAGAACATGAAGAAAAAACCTTCAACGTACTAGACGAGTTGTTATTTAACGGAAAAAGACATATGAAACGAGGCCACGGTTTAAAAGCATTTCCTATGGAGACATTATACGAATGTTCTCAACAAAAAGGCGATTTAGTGAATTACATTAGTAATATGTTCAAATCTAGATTAGCAGAAAAAAACTACAATCAACAGGAAAAAATATAAATGTAGTTTTTATAATCCTATAGAATGAATCAAAAATTAAGAAAAAAAACATTAAATATGTATGACGTAAATAGTTACACCGAAGAAGAAATTATCAATAACGTATTAGATTTAAACAGCCCAACAGATAGAGAACTAGAACACAAAATTCTTAGTTTGTATAACCGATATCAAATAATAGATACCAAAGAAGGCAAGGCACTAGCCCAATTTTTTAAGGATATTTATGATCGCTTTTTTGAAGACGACGAAGATGATGACGAAGACCAAGGATACGAAAGTGAAGATCTAGACCACGAGGACTACTCAAACAATGAATATTCAGATGAAACAAAGATAACCGAGGGGTTAGAAGGAAACAAATCTAGTTCTACAACCAAAAATCCAAACACCAATGTGTCACAAGGAAAAACCGCACCACCTACAACCGCGGAAAATCCAAATTCACAAATTACGTTTAATAAGCCAACAGATTACGCACAAGATAGATTAAATCCTACAATAAAGGAGACCATAAAACGTATTGTAAGCGTAGATAGTCAGTACCGTGACGATAAGCGCAGCATGTCAACCAATTTCACCTTTAGTTTATCAGAACAATTAAAAGACGTTGTTTCGTTAAAATTATATTCTATTCAGATACCACAAACTTGGTATACCGTACCAAAAAGTTACGGATGTAATTTTTTTTATTTACAAGGAAATAGCAGGGGCATTGACAACGGATATCATGATTATACGATAGATATTTCGGCAGGAAATTATACGGCACCTAATTTAATTGCGGCACTAAACACAAAAATTCAACAATTAACCAAAACTAACCCAGATGTCAGTTTTGGAAATACAAACATTGGGTATAATCCAAATGCAGCATTAGCGACATTAACGATGTCTATTAGTAATATCTACAATGAATCAGGATATTATTTAAATTTCCCGTATTGGACCGACTCGCTCAATGGTGACGGGGTCGCAGTAATACCAAGTACAAAAAGTCCAAGATTTCAGTCAATACCCGGATTCTTAGGTTTTAATTACAAAAATTATTATTTAAATACAATACGCGGATATCCCTATCTTTCTCTTTCCACAAGCACAAATGGCGATGACGCGACATCAAATGTATATTATGTCGACGCCACAAATAACTATATTACGGTTTATAAATATATAGGCCCAGAAGAATTCTCTCAAAATTCAGTCATTGATTTATCCTTTAATGTTTATTTTTCCGATACAATTTCGGGCGCAACAAACAGAACCCAATTAGTAAATGATTTAAGTTATCAATTATCTATAAACAAATATCTGGTCGAATCAACCATAAAACGAGTTGATATAACAGACACTAGCTTAAATAACTATGGAAAATCCTTTTTCCAAATACAACTAAATTTTAATCGAACCACGACCAATAATAGTATTAATTCAAAGACTTATATACAATTTCCCACAGAAACCACTACACCTCAAAATCTGCAAAAGACGTGGACCGGCGCAAATTCGTGCTTTGGTTTTCAAAATCAATCTTATGAATTGAATAATATCACGTCGGAAAATTTCACCATCGTTCAAAGTTCTGGAATTTATACTATAAAAACCAGTCCATATATTTATTTATCTTGTGTTAAACCAAGATACAATGTGATTCAAAACAATTATAAGGTCACCGTACCAAATTCTGGTGGAGGAGGATATTCTTTGACGCAATATATAGCAGCGATAAACACCGGAATACAAAACACAAACAACACAACTATTAATACTAAAAATACGTTAGGCGATTTTAAGTTGAAAAATTTCGCCGCCAGTCTGAATGAAAACAACATTTTTAATCTGGGAGTTGATATCACCAAAACCTTTACTCACGATATGTATTACTTAGATGTCACAGGAACGATGCTGAAACAATTATTACGATTCGACGGAAATTATCTGAACGGTATAAAAGATTTA